TGCATCGGCTACCCGGCCGTCAGCACTTCTGGCATGGTACTCATAAGCGCCGGTTGGCCCGGCCACGCTCAGCCCTTCAAAGGCGGAGGCGATGCGCAGCCGGAAATCGTCATTACTTTCCATCACTGCGGGGGTTGGCGGAATGGTTGTATCGTCGGCCGGGGTAATGATCAGGCGGGGTACGCCATTATTCGCGCCGAGCTGGTCAAGGTCGCCATCAAGCGCATACGCCACCATATTCGCTTTTGCTGCCTCGTTGATGCGCTGGCGCAGGATCAGCTCACGGTAGGCATTTTCCTGCAGCAGCTTAACGACGGGTTCCGACTCCAGCGTCAGCGTGCGGGCGACGGCGTCCTGCTGGTCAGCAGGGTAAAGGGAAATCAGCGTAGCCTTTCGCTCGGCCAGCAGGGTTTCATAGTCGAGCGGCTCCACCACGTCAGGCGCGGGCAGCTGGCTCAGGTCGATAGTTGCCATTGTCTCAGCTCACAGGAACGGTTAAGGAAAAAGGCTGCGCGTTGTCGGTGCGGTTGCCGGACAGCTCAACCACCATTGCGCCGTTGATATCCGACTCAAAGCTGATGGCGGTCAGCTTTACGCGCGGCTCCCATTTCAGGATCGCCATATAGCAGGCCGACATAATCTGCAGGCGCAGCGCCTCGTTTTGCGGCTGGTCAATCAGCGCGGATAAAAGCGAACCATACTGGCGGCGCATCACCCTGGAGCCAACAGGGGTCAGAAAAATGTCGCTAATCGACTGCCGGATATGATCGAGGTCGGTCAGCGTTCTGCCGGTTTCGCGGTTCATGCCGATATATTTTGCGGTTGTCATATCGGTTCCCCTGTCTGGCCGCCGCTGTCGCCAGGGTGTTTATGCTTATCTAAAACTTTGCCGTTTGATGAAAGTTTGCCGCCGCTATGCGTCACGTCGCCTTTCATCGTTGCGCCCTTTGTGACTTCCAGTTGCGCAGTTTTGAGCAGCGTTGTGCATTCCACTTCTGGCGAGTCGAACAGGATTTTTACCGCCGCTTTGATGGTTGCCGTCTGTATGCCGTTTGCGGTCAGCGCGCCGGTTTCCGGCTCGTACTCGATCACCGCGCCGTCAGGAAATGACCAGTGCACCGCATCGGCCGAGGCTGACGGAGCCGGATTGTCATCGGAGAAAATGCCCGGCAGCACAAAGCCGGTATCGAGTTCGCCGCCCAGGCACAGAACCAGCACCTGCTCACCCACTGACGGTGCATTCCAGGAGCGGGTTTTACCCGCGCGGGCGCTCAGCCAGTGCAGCCAGTTGGTTGTGTTTTTTCCTGTATCGACACGGCACAGCCCGCCTTCAAGGTTGACGGCCGACACGGTTCCGATGCGGATCAGGTTGCGCAGCAGGCGCTGAATTTCTGCGATTTGTTCGTTCATGGCGGTGAGAGTGCCTGGATATTTGGGCAATCTCAAAGGGGGGATGTTCTGTGATGAATCAGCAAACGAAATTTAACTGATGAGTTTAAAGCTTCTTAATTTATCTTTAAACCTGATATCAATATTTGATGCAGCATTGATTCTGCCAATTAATTTTGGTTCAACAGAGTTTGGCTCAAGCGTGTTGAGAATTTTTAAGACACGCCACTCTCTGAAGTCCTGATGAATATTTTTAAGCAGTTTATTTCTCACCTTAATTTCATCGCCTTGAACTATAACTCCTGTTATAAGCTTTGAATCAGTAGCTCGGTATAGCTTTGATTTTTCAGGATGAGCGATGTGTTTGTATTGTGAAATTATTCTCTTCACATTATGAGCAAATCTTACATCAACAGCCGCTCCAGAAAACGTAAGATCATCAACGTAAATAGTCATTCGAATTGATCGTGAATCTGCAAAGGCGTGTAAACTTTCAAACATTTCGAAGTTTGCCCAGAATGCAATAGGCATACTAATCCTGCTGCCTGTAGGGACATGTCTTTTATAGGTGCAGATGTTTGCGAGGATGTGGGAAACATCGCTTGCACACTTCAAATTTTTATAAAAAAAATTGAAGATCATACGATGAGTAGTAGAGGGGAAAAACGAAGTCACATCTGTAGTAAAAACAGGATGAAACCCCATGTGTTTTTTTGCATTAGTTATATTTGTACGCGATTTCGTTCCTGAATGTAAGTAGTCCGGGGTCGCGATACGGCATAGTAGCGATGCAATGCGTGTATGAACTATGTCTAGCTTTTTTTTGGGGCACTCGATGAGTCTTTTCTTTCCACCTTCCTTGTCTGTATAGAATGTATCGTAATTACTATCTGATTGGTAAAGAAGGAGATCGGATGGTTTGATGAAAAGAATTTCAGAAAGCTTTTTTTTAGAGGTGATTTTATACAAAGCGCTATCCTTCAAATTATAACACTTATCTTTCCTCTGTAGTTTTAGCTTTTTCCCTTTCATTCTTTTCGACACTCCATTCGAGAACTTTAAGAATCTTATCGGCGCAGCCTAGCCTAAACTTTTCAGCCAGACCATTTTTCTTTCCACTATCAAGCTCTTCCGAAAAGAAGACCATTGCAGAAATAGGAATATCAAATTCTTTGGAGTATTTTTCTAACATATCGAAACTAACAGTTTTTTTGCCAGATTCGATTTCAGAAAGATAAGACTTAGAAATTAATAAGCTTTCTGCTAAATCAGATTGCTTAACATTATGATAAAGTCTTAGTGTCTTAAGGGCACGATTAATCATATAAACCTCTTTTGAACTTAGGCACACTTAAGAGTCGCTATGCTTGTCAATAAACTCCAGAAGGCGATAAATTCGCCATGCCCACTTGATGCACCAAACAGCTGCACCGAGTAAGACACGAGTTTTTTTAAAGCGTTCGCTCGTCTTAAGTGCCTGCCAAAAACTGTTACCATTATTGTTCATCTTGCTTTCTCCTTGATACCAGGCCACGAAAGTGTGACCTGTTCGCCCTATCAAAGAAGAGAGTTTTTGGCAGTGAACCTATTTCAAGTGCATCGAGTGTCGTCACTCGATGCACACCCCCGGCTTTCGTCTACTGGAACTATCATCATTGGTACATTTGCAGCACATTGGATGGTAGCAGCGAGAGTGCGCGGGAATATTGTAGAGAATTAAATTCTCCGCGAGTGTTAAACACTCATGTCCTACTTGGCGACGTTCTCTCTTAAGTAACAGCCAAAATAGAATAAGATAAAAGTTCGCTATTCGTCAACTTTTTTCGCTATTTGCGAACAATAAATTACTTAACGCCCCCACCAAAAAATAAGTAAATGATTTCATTGATATTTTTTTCATCTTCTGAATTCAATCCTAGCAACGGTCGCGCCTCATACTGAACCTCTTTACCTTTACGCGATGGCCGGTCGCGCAGCCCGTAATGATGCACGCGGGCCATGCGCTGCACGTTGCCCGCAAACTCGATCACGGCCTCATTCGGGCTGGCCTGCGTCTTCATGTACTTAGCCGTGCGCAGCTTGGCGAACATCTCGCGCTTTATCCGGCCCTTTTTGCTGCGCACCGGCTGCGCTTTGCGGGGCTTAAACGGCGTGCCGTCAGGTGCCTGCTGTCGCCTGATGTTCTGCTGCTGACTCGCGCGCAGCTTACGGCCAATGCTGCGCGCCATTTCTTTACGCGCCGGGGCTGACAGGCTGCTGATAAGCGCCTCCAGACGGTCATTTACCAGCTGCAGCTCGCTCATGTCTGTAACTCGCTGACCAGCTCGCCTTTAACGTAAAGCTGCACCGGCCGCGCGTCATTCTCTGGCAGCGGGTTCTCGCCGACGTGGGTCACATGCAGCCCGTCGTCGGCCTGCTTCACGATCACGCGCTCGCTCAGCTGCAGCTCAATGCTGATATCGCTGGCCGTGTCGCTGATAACATCCGCCTGAAAGGTGAAGCCCGTCCGGCGCTTTTCCTCGCTTGCCATAATGTCGGGTTCATTCGTTCGCAGCCAGGCAAGCAGCGGCACGATCAGCAGGTCGATGTTACCGGCGTAGTCGGTAATAACCATGTTAAGCCGGTACTGGTATTCAAACGACAGCGAGCTGGCAAGCGTCGAGACGATGCGCCCGCTGTCGATAAACACGTTCAGCGCGTCAGGGTTTCGCTGCAGCTCCGGCACGCTGTCGGTCAGCGCCTGGCGCAGTTGTTGTGGTTTCAGCATCGTGTTGTTCCTGGCAGTCTTTGATTATTTCGACCTGCAGCCCGCAGGCGGCGAGTGCGGCCTCAAGCTGACGATTGTCAGCCGCCAGATCGCCAGCGGTTTTAAGGCTGTTTCCCGGCACCGGGCAGCTTGTCACGCGCGGACACCCAATCCAGATAATCTCTGGCGCTGGCGAAGGCCGGGCGGGCGTGCAGCCGGATAACATCGTCAGGCAAAGCAGCAGCAGACCAGTCACGCAGTATCGGATTCGCATCGGTTTCTCTCTGTATGGTCATTTCACGGTTAAGCGCGGCCGTGCTGGCGCGTCCCTGCATCAGCCGCAGCTCGGCCTCACGTTTCTGGCTGGCCCTCGCATCGGCATCCAGCCTAGCTATAGCTTTATCGCGGCTTTCGATACCGGCCGACAGCGTGCCGATAATGCGCTGCGCGCTGGTCAGATCGTCTCTGGCGACTTTCCACTGCCAGCCAGTCACGCCCAGCGCCAGCAGAGCCACCGCCAGAAGCAGAGCTATCAGGCGCGTCATTTGACACCCCGCAGGCAGTAGGCTGTTTCCGCAGCGCGGCGGTTTTCCAGCCCGCGATTTTTCACGCCCTTAACGAACACCCAGCGCCGCAGCTCATTACAGGCATCAAGCCAGTGCTGCATCATGATGTAACGGGCAAAGGTCGAGCTGCAGGCCGCGCGCACGCCGACGTTAAAGGCGAATGAAACGGCCGTGTCATAGACCGGCTGTGGCATATCGCTGCGCATACAGGCATCGATCCCGCGCTCGACGCGCATCACGTCATACACCAGATTGACCGCCGCCTGTCGCTCGCTGATCTGGCTTTGCGGCGTCACGCCCTCTGTGTGACCGATTCCGTTAGTCCAGACTCCGGCGCTGCACTGATAGGGCGAGGTGCGGCACCCCTCGGCGTTGGCGATGAGCGCAAGCCCGGCCTCGGACGTTTTCAGGGTTTTGAACTGTGGCAGCAGCGCCGCAATTGCCAGCACGGCCACCACGGCGCAGCGTTTAACGGTCTGGCTCAAGGCTCACCCCCCCCCCGCAGGCGCTGCAGCTCGTAGGTTTTACGGCGGTAATGCCAGTTGATAAAGAACGTCGCCACGTTAGTAATGAGCGTGATAACGGCCACGCCGGAACCGACCATAAAGGCGATATCCTGTGGCGTATGACGGCCGAACCACATCAGGATGAGGCCAATCAGGTAGTTGATCACAGAGCTGATTTTTTCCATTTTTAGTCCCACAGGTTGACGGTTTCACCTGCTGAAGATTCAGGCAGATCGGGCAGCGTTACCTCACAGCCGTGCGGCAGCACCGGCCCGCTTTCGGCCAGGCCCGGATTAGCCGCATAAACCAGCTCGACGGCCTGACCGGTTCGCCCGTAATAGCGCTGACAGATTTCATCAACGGTATCGCCCTGCTGCGCGTAAACGATCATCAGAGCAGATCCACAATGCAGCCAGGCTTACCGGCGATGCGGCTGATGCTGAATCGCGCGTCGCGCCAGTATTCGTCGGCGCTCGCCTCGATTTCGCCCGCCTTTTTCGTGCCGCTGGCGTCATAGCCGCGATAACGCTCAACGATGGTGGCGGCGGTCAGCGCACTGACGGCGGCAAGGTAGGCCGTAATCTTTTCGCTCTCGCCGTCCAGCGATTCCGCAGGCACGTCGGCCAGCGCCTTAAAGCCCGCAGCCATCTGCGCGGCGCGCCAGTCGTACAGCTCGGCGTTCACTTCAGAAATTGCCGTCTTCACGGCCAGGCGCAGGCGCTGCGCCGTGACCGTTCCCTCATAGCGCAGTGAATCGCGCAGCTGCTGCAGGTCAACGTCAGGCCAGAAAAACGTATTTTTTACCGGCGGCTCGGCAGCGTCTGCCGGTCGCGGGGCGGGGATAACAACCGTGTTATTCATAATCGGCCTTTGAAATAGGTGGGCGGTGGAGGACGGCGCAGACACTGAAAGTGCGTTGCCGTCCTGCCGCCCGTGCGCGGGGTCGCGTTCGGTCAGCGGCTGGCGATGGCCTGTTTTTTCATCGCCGTTCCCAGCCGCTCAATGTCTTTTTTGACGCCGCAGCCGTCGTGCAGCTGATGCGCCCTTACAAGGTGGGTCATCGCCTCCGAAGCCCTGCCCGCATCGCGAAGCACATACCCGGTTATCTTGTGCAGCTTGGCGCGCACCTGATCGGGCATGTCTTCAGATTCCGTCATCGCAATGGTTGCCAGCAGCGGGTCAACATCGACCGGCGCTTTTGCCGTCCAGGCGCGCGTTGCCGCGCTGGCGACTTCCTCGGCCAGCAGGTAAGGCAGGCTGGCGCGTTTGAAGCCGTCAGGCGAGACAAGGCCATGCGTCAGCGCGTACCGGGCAATCTCCAGCGCGCCGGGCACGTCGCCCGCATCGAGCCGCCAGATCATGACGGTCATCAGCACGGCATCCTGTGCGCCTTTGCCTTTCTCCAGCACGCCGGACACCCACGGCAGGTACTCAGGCAGCAGCTGACGCTTCATTTCCGCCTTGCGCTCGTTCGAGTGCACTTTCTTCAGGCGGCGCTTATCGTCGTTCAGCTTGATGAGCATCTGCTCATAGCCGCTGGCGTGGCGCAGAGGATTGTCGGCGTTCTGCGAGGCTTCGATAGCCTGCTGGCGCATGCGGTGACGTCGGGCAGGGCTTAACATGCGTTACGCCTCCGCTTTTCCGGTGCCAGCAGCGCCGCCGTTTTCTGCCGCTGCTTCCTGCGTTGTGGCTGCAGGTTCAGCGAACACACCGACTTCGATGTTTTCAACCAGGCAACCGGCCGCGTAATCCTCGATCACGTAGTCCTCGTTAATGGACTCGTAGTTTTCGATGCGGTCGCGCTTCGGCACTTCGTCAATCAGGCGGCGGTGCGTACCTTCCTGCCAGTAAATCGACAGGTTATCGGTGCGGGTAATAAACATGGCGTCGGCCGGGAAGTACGGCACGCGCACCGCTGGCAGACCGCCGATGCGTTTCTGACTGATAATGACGTCAGCAGCCAGCTGCTCGGTATTGGCCTGCGACTGGTTGACGATCGGGAAGTATTTATCAGCCAGCAGCTGACGGCCCACGATGACAACCAGCTCCGGGTCTTCCTGATACCACGGCTCGATCAGGGTGTTGGTGGCATCCATCACCAGCGCATCGAGGTTGGCATAATCACCGTTTTTGCCGACACGGATTTTTTCAGAAACGACGGTGCCGTTTTCGTCGGTAATTTTGCTCATCACGCGCGCCGGTGCATCGTTGCGGTACTTCTGCAGCCAGCCTACGGCCACGTCCTGCAGCATCGGATTCTTGGCGCGGTTCGAGGTTTTGGCGCGTGTAACGCCGTTGAAGCCGATCATGATGCGGTCAAGCGCCTGGCGCTTCACGATGGCGTCACGCAGACGGGCCTGAAAATCTTCATAGCGCGCCCACAGGTCGAGCGTGTTATAGCGGATATGAAAGTCGTAGTTGACCTGCACACACTCGTAACCCTGCTTATCCAGCGCGGCAAAATCAGCGGTTTCGCGCTCGTCGCCGCCTGCCGTGTCGGTCACGCTGGCAATCGAGCCGGACACGCCGATCCCGATTTTCTCGCCCTTCATTTCGGACACCGGCACGATGTTGATGCGGGTCAGGAAGTCGGAAGACTCCTGCACGCGGTTCATCAGGGTCTGCGTGACCGTCGGCTCAACGGTAAACTTTTTGTTCATGTCGTCGGTTTCGACGCCGTTCAGCTCAGCAAGGCGGGTCATGAACTGGTTAAACTTAAAGCGGGTATTCTTGCGCATTGGCGTTCCTGTTTATCTCTGGTTGGGTTTTAACGTTCAGGCAACGCCTGATTAGCAGTCGGTCTGCGCGCCGGACTTCGGATCGCTGCCGGTTGCCGCCGGGCGGCGGTTAAAGCTGCCGTCGGTCTGTGAAAGCTGGCCCTGCAGCGCAGCGAAAGCGGCGCGGTCTTCCCCGGCCTGCTGCTCGATAGCCTCAAGGCGTGCGCTGACGGATTGCTCCAGTGCCGACAGCTCCTGCGTCTGGCTCTCCGCATTCAGCTGCACCTGCTCAGCGACGGCCGTTACTGCCGCGCTGACGTCAGCGAACTGCTCGCCATCGGTTTTCTTTTTGGCAGAGAACATCGCCGAGATGCGCGCCAGCAGTGAAGGTGACGGCTCGGCCATCTCTTCAAACTCGATCACGGTTTCTTCAGCGGCGGTAAAGAGGTTGCCTTTATCCTGCTTGCGTGACGCCAGCGGATTAACTTTGGCCGTGGCGCTGAAGCTCAGAATCTCCGTGCCGAGGCTTGCCGGGTCGTCGGTGACGGCAAGGCCGACCAGATACGCCTCGCCCGTGTCGGCGAACTCAGGGTTAACTTCAATGGAGGTGTAGATTTTCTGGCGCGCTTTGGTCAGCTCGACCAGCTCAGGCGTCGGATCAATCCAGCCAAACAGCGCCAGCTTGCCTTTGAGCGGGCCGTCGCCGATTTCTTCCGCCTCGACGGCGGTCACGTCGCCAAAGCGGCGGAAGGTGCTGTCAGCGGCATAGCCCCGGATGTGTTCCATGTTGATGCGTGCGCCGTACATTTCCGGGCTGTAGTTTTTCGCCATCTGCGAAATCCAGTCACGGGAAATGACACGGCCGTCAGTGGTTGCGCCTTCAACTGCGATACGAAAACGCTTTGCTTTGATTGCTGCCATTAATCAGGCTCCGGTCAGGTGTTGGGTCGGTTCGGGGCCAGTTTCTCCGTCGCCACACAATCCCTCAACGAATGCCAGCCCGCTGATGCATCAGCAAACAGGGACAGCAGGCGCGCCATTTTCGGCACCGGTAGCCTTGCCGGTATGAACATGACACCGACAACCATCATCAGCGATCCGCGCCGTCAGGCCGCGCTGCTTTACTGGCAGGGTTATTCCGTGCGCCAGATTGCGGAGACGCTCGGACAGAAAACGCCAACCGTGCAGAGCTGGAAGCTGCGCGACGCGTGGGACAACGTCGCGCCCATCAGTCGCGTGGAATCCAGCATGGAAGCCCGGCTGATTCAGCTCATCATGAAAGAGGTAAAGGGGAATGGTGATTACAAAGAGATAGACGCGCTCGGCCGTCAGATTGAGCGCCTTGCCCGCGTTGAACGCTACCGCAGCAGCGGCAACGAAGCCGACTTAAACCCCAACGTGCGCAACCGCAACAAAGGCGAGCGCCAGCCGGTTGTTAAAAATGAGTTCAGCGAGGAACAGGTAGACAAGCTGACCGGCGTGTTTATGGATAACTGCTTTGAGTATCAGCTCAACTGGCATAAAGCCGGGCTGACTCACCGCATCCGCAATATCCTGAAGTCGCGCCAGATTGGCGCAACGTTCTACTTTGCCCGCGAGGCGCTGATCGATGCGCTGACCACCGGCCGTAATCAGATTTTTCTTTCAGCCAGCAAAGCGCAGGCACACGTCTTTAAAAACTACATCATCGACTTCGCTCGCCAGGCTGACGTTGACCTGAAAGGCGATCCCATCGTGCTGCCGAACGGGGCGCGCCTGATATTTCTCGGCACGAACGTGCGTACCGCGCAGAGCTACACCGGCAACCTCTATCTGGATGAATATTTCTGGATCCCGAAATTTCAGGAGCTGCGCAAAGTTGCCAGCGGCATGTCGCTGCACAAGAAATGGCGCACGACCTATTTTTCAACGCCGTCGGCTCTTTCACACAGCGCTTATCCGTTCTGGTCAGGCGAACTGTTTAACAAGGGGCGGCGCAGCAAAGATGATCGCATCGAGATAGACCTGTCGCATTCGCACCTGGCGAAAGGCGCGCTGTGCGGTGACGGGCAGTGGCGGCAGATCGTGACGGTTGAGGATGCGCTGACCGGCGGCTGCAACCTGTTCGACATTGAGCAACTGCAGCTTGAATACAGCCCGGCGGAATATCAGAACCTGCTGATGTGTGATTTTGTCGATGATGAGGCGAGCGTGTTCCCGTTTGCAGAGCTGCAGAGTTGCATGATCGACAGCCTGGAGGAGTGGGAAGATTTTAACCCGTACCTGCCGCGCCCCTTTGCATACCGGCCGGTCTGGATCGGGTATGACCCGTCGCACACCGGCGACAGCGCAGGCTGTGCGGTAATCGCGCCGCCGCTCGTTGCGGGCGGTAAGTTCCGCGTGCTGGAGCGTCACCAGTGGCGGGGCATGGACTTTGCCGCGCAGGCGAAATCTATCGAGGACTTAACGAAAAAATACACCGTTGAATATATCGGCGTGGATGCCACCGGCATCGGCCAGGGTGTTTTCCAGCTGGTACGCCAGTTTTACCCGGCCGCGCGCGAAATCAAATACTCGCCGGAAGTGAAAACCGCAATGGTGCTGAAGGCAAAAGACACCATCAGCAGCGGGCGGCTTGAGTATGACGCCGGGGCGACGGATATCACGCAGTCGTTTATGGCTATCCGCAAAACCATGACGGCCAGCGGCAACCGCTCAACCTACGAGGCGAGCCGCAGCGAAGAAGCCAGCCATGCTGACGTCGCCTGGGCAATCATGCACGCACTGTTAAACGAACCGCTTACCGCAGCCAGCGGCGGCGCTAATCCCTCAATTCTGGAATTTTACTGATGAGCAAACGCAGAGGCCGCAAGGCTCAGACCACCACCGCGCACCCTGTACAGGCAACCGCACCGCAGCAGCACGCCGAGGCGTTTAGCTTTGGCGACCCGACGCCGGTCATGGATAAGCGCGACATTCTGGATTACGCCGAGTGCATCGGTAACGGGCGCTGGTTTGAGCCGCCGGTCAGCTTTAGCGGGCTGGCTAAGAGCCTGCGCTCGGCCGTGCATCACAGCTCGCCGATTTACGTGAAGCGCAACATTCTGGCCTCAACGTTTATTCCGCACCCGATGATGAGCCAGCAGGAGTTCAGCAAGTTTGCGCTTGATTATCTGGTCTTCGGCAATGCCTTTGCCGAGCTGCGCCGCAATGGGCTGGGTAAGCCGCTGCGCCTTGAAACCACTCCGGCCAAATTCACCCGCAGGGGCGTGAAGGATGGCGTTTACTGGTTTGTGAATGACTGGAAAGAGCCGCACGAATTTTCGGCCGGCAGCGTGTTTCACCTGCTGGAGCCAGATATTAATCAGGAGCTTTACGGCCTGCCGGAATACCTCAGCGCGCTCAACTCCGCCTGGCTGAATGAGGCGGCTACGCTGTTCCGCCGCAAGTATTATCAGAACGGCGCGCACGCCGGTTACATCCTGTACATGACCGACGCGGCACAGAGCAGCAGCGACGTTGACCGGATGCGCCAGGCGATGCGCGACACGAAAGGGATCGGCAACTTCCGTAACCTGTTTATGTACGCACCGAACGGTAAGCCGGACGGCATCAAGATTTTGCCGCTTAGCGAGGTGGCGACGAAAGACGATTTCTTTAATATCAAGAAGGCCAGCCGCGATGACCTGTTAAGCGCGCACCGCGTGCCTCCGCAGATGATGGGGATTATCCCTGATAACACTGGCGGGTTTGGTGATGCCGTTAAAGCGGCTCAGGTATTCGTGCGTAACGAATTGACGCCGCTGCAGGAACGCATGAAAGAGATTAATGACTGGCTAGGCGAAGCGGTAATAACATTTAACCCTTATAAGCTCGAATCTTAATTAGTATCCCCCTCTTAAAATGAGGGGGATTAAAAATACAAAAAATAAAACTTACACATCATAACCTAGCTCTCTCATTTCATTTATCAGCTCGCCTTTCCATCCCTCTTTTTCATCCCATTGGACATACACAACTCCACTGATATCATTTGGCGTTTCAATATCACCTTTAACCAGTGCAACAACCCTTCCCCTGCCTAATTTCCCGATAAGGAAACCATGTTCAAAAATGACATTTTGGCGCGCTCGATACTTTTGCACCATAGTGCCTTTTTTGTAACCAATATCACATTCGGTGTATAAAACAACACCAAATCCAACATTGGTATAATGCTCAATTTTTTCAATTATTGTTCTGCCAGAGCTTGGTTGCTTACTTAAAATGATAGGTTCTAGCCCTAAAGATTTTAGAAACTCCTCCATTTCGAGCTTAGCAATTTCATCGTGGCCATGAACAATGAATACTTGTGCAGTATTAAATTCTGCACCTGAACCATTGGGGACAGGTTGATTAACAGGAGGTTCAGGCAACTCTGAAAAGTGCGATCTGTCAATTTCATCCTGAGAGATAAGCCCTTTTTCCAATAAGATATTTAATATAGGTTCATCTTTTACAGCCCAGTGCGTTCTTGATAACTCCCACCGCCCCAAGTCTATTTCAGTTCGTAAATCCTCGATTGTTCCTTCAGGTAAAGGCTGGAAAGCATTATCAAATTCAAATTCGATAAGACACGTATTAGAACGCAGCCTTATGTTGGTCAGATAACCGATTCTAGATGGTACGTCTTCACCCTCAACAACAAAGATACAGGGGAAGCTTTTTAACTCCTCGATATTTTTTCCATCCAATTCTCTGTATCTTTCAACAACTTCCTGCGCAGTGTATTCTTTGATAACCCTATCTCGTGAATATTCATAACTACCCTCCTCCCAACTCCCAACCTGTGCAGAGATAAATAAATTAAACATGCTTTCCTCACATTAATTTAATGTCATTAGTAATGACACAACAAAGAGAAACCCGCCTCTGGGCGGGTTTTATTAGGAGTGTTTTTCAATGACAAGATCAACGCCTTCGTTGAGCAACTCATTGATAGAAACACCGTGCGCCTGAGCAGTCACGGCCAGCGCCTGATGCCGTTCTGGCGTCAGGCGGGTAGTCACCTTACCGCTGAAGGTCTTATAAGGATCGATATCATCCTTGCGGCATTCATCGAGGAAAACCGCAAGTGATATTGAACCCTCTTTTTTCAGCTCTTCGACGCTGTAAGCATAAAAGTCAGCACCGCCGTTCAGGCCGACAAACTCCCCGCGAAACATTTCGATCTCAGGGTCAAAGGTGATGACGGCCAGATGGCCGTCGATTTTAAGTGTATTGTTCATGGTCTGATTCCTAAGCTATCGAGCCATACCCGAATGGAGTTAACCGCCCCCTTGTCAGTGGTTGGTCTGGGGTGCGGCCTGTGAAAGATTTTCTTTTGCCCTTTCAGCAGTACCGCAATCCTTGAACCTTCCCTTTCGTGAACCTCCGCACCGAGAGCGATAAAAAGAGATTCAATATCACTCCACTTTATCGAACCGCTAACCGGCCGGGCGAACACATCTGACAGCGTTTTCTGGTGTCGTTTGTTCATGGGCTTATAGTATCATAAAGTGACACCACTACAAGCCTTTTATGATGTCACTTTGTGATACCACTCAACCGCGCAATGGTGACATGCTGCACGCGTGCGTATAAGCGACTCTGAGGCGATGGTTTGTCGCGACCGGTCGGTGGTGACACGGAACCAGAAAACCACACAGCGAGGCACTGGCGCACGTTGCGGCATACATGTTTACACCCTCAGCGCGCAATGCTATCCCCGCCACGCCTGCCCGCTTTGTGTATCGCTTTTAATGCAGTTGCATGTACCTCGCAAAACAGCGCCATTACTGGCGCTGCAGGGTGTTTCAGTGCTTCAAAAATTAATGCGAATCCATGCGCGTTATGCATGCATGGCTCATTTACGGGTTACAGCGCCTGAAAATTCTGAGGAAGCAGCGCTTCCATAGTTCAACTGCTGCAGATAAATGATGCCTTCACGAAGTGAAACAGGGCGCGGTAACTCGAACATAAAAACAAAATCGTAAGTCCTTCCGAGCCAGAATCCTCCGCCAGCCTCTTTTGGACGCTGAAAGAATACCCAGCCGCCGGGATGGAAATACTCAAGGTAATCCCCACGATAAACGATCTGATAATTAGTGTCTTTTCCGGCCATTTGCTAACGCCTCGCAATGCTCGTTGTTCAACCGTGCCACTGCCAAAATCAAGATTTTGGCATCAGCCCGGTTTTCAATGCAGCCAGCTGTCATCTTCCCAGACGTTCTGAAGTAAATCATTCAGCCTGCGCCGGTCTTCATCAACTTTTACACCAGGCATTTCAATTTTGGTGTAACTACCTTGGCGAACCTGTACCACTGCATCAGGAAACAGCGCAGTAACACGTTTGCTCACCTCTTCCCGGAAAGCTTCAACTACCGACTGACTGATTTTCTGATTCTTATCGAGCATGATTTCAATACGCATCATTTCTCTGCCTCGATTTTATTTATCAATCGGCACAGCCGAAAATACGACCGAAAACTGTTGATTAGCCATTGAAGTGTTACGTGCCAATTCAGCGATGAGATTTAAAGCGATCACTCTATCCTGCTCCCTACAGATCCCTTCAGAAGTAAGCCGCGCAATCAACTCTACCCGCTCAAGCATTACTCGCTCTTTTAAACCGTTATCCATGTGCCCTCCCCACTAAAAACACTGTCTATTTATACAGTAGCACAGCATTTACAGGTTGAGGAAGAAAAATGTCCCAGCCAATTTAATTTTTTATCTAGCTGATAAGGAACATTTTTATTCTCGACTCACCATAAAACTAAGCTTGCCAGTAAACTTAGTGATGTGAATGCCAGCTACTTAAGATTTTCCAACTGCAGCGCAACATTATTCGCTTTTTGTACGGTGCTTTTCTGCTAAACGGTTGAATCGTTCTAATACAAAAGTCCTTTTCGGCTCCAGTATTGGGCGGGCCAGTTCTCCATTAGGTAGGCTGCGGAACATTTGACCGGCGATTTTAGTCTGCGTGCCGCTAATCAGACGCACGGCCAGCCCGCGACTGATGGTTTCACCGCTTAAATCTTTCACCTGGGCTATTACGCTGTCGCACGCAGCTTCGATTTTGTCAGACCTCCTCAGCTTCAGATGCCGCTTTTCTGGCTTCTGCGCTCTTATCCGGCTTAAAAGCTGACGCCGCTCCTTCCTGCTCATGCCGTCCAGGTCGATTTTTTCGAAACTTTCCGGTGGATTTGAATCCTCAGATCTCAAACCTCCCGTACAGTTATTGACAGAACTCCGAGAGGACGCGGGCGCGTCCTTAAATTCAAAACCCAAATCAACGGCACGTTTCGGGACAATCTTCCATTGCATCAGACGGGTTAAAATTGGCGTATCGTCGCCAACTTCAGTTGCGTAAACACCCTTAATACGCACGGTTTCCTCTCCGTACTCATTCATGTCTTCGCTTGCCTGATACCAGGTGCGCACAGCCAGCTCGTCGCGGCGCACGAATGGGCCACCCTGCGCATTAACGTATCCGGCCCAGTCTCCTGCGTCGGCGGCGTCATGCGCGGCAGCAAACTCAACGCTCAGGCCGTGCGCGGTTTCGCTGTCTGCCATGCGGCGCAGCTCGCGGTAAACCGTGACCGGCGCACCGCCTACAAACTGAAATTGCCGGATGTGCCAGCGTGCCGCCCAGGCAGAAACGGCCGAGGCGGTTTCTTTCAGATCTTTGCCGCTCTCGTCGTCTGTCTCGCCATCCAGCGCATAACCATCAATATTTTTGGAAATGTATTTAGCAACGTAACCCGTTGCGCTGCCTTTCTCCGGGTCGATAGCCTCGGCGTGAAAACGGGCCTTACGGGCCTTGTCGGTTGTCAGCTCGCTGCCATCTTCCTGCCAGGCGTAGTCGCGCATAATCTCGCGCACGCGCTCAGCCTGCTCCGGGCGCATAAACATGAGCATGTGCCAGTGTGGGGTCGCATCATGATGAGGCTCAGCAACGCGGATCCCGAAGATGCGGATTTCTTCGCGGTGCAGCTTGGCGCGGATTTTCTGCCAGACACTGCAGAGATAACGCTGCGTGTCGGCCGGGCTGGCACCGTTCCATTTGCGGTTACGATGCCCGGTTTTGATTGTGGCGTGATAGCGTGCCGGGGCGGTAAGCGTATAGAACTCGCCGATAAAGCCCATTTCATTGCAGATGTTTTCGAAGCCACGAATGCGGGTCATCAGCTCGCAGCGGCGGATCGCCGGGTTGGCCACACTGCCGTCGTATTTTTCGATCAGGCTGATGCGGTTGCCTTCCTCGTCTTCCAGCTCCATTCCTTTCAGAAATTCACGGGTGCGGCGCTTCTGCTCGCGCCACTCTGAAACGGTCATGTTGCTGGCGTAGGGGGTGTGCTTTTTGCTGACGTTAGCCAGGGCGATCTGAAGGTGTTCACGCCATGATGCGGCCACGCGGCGCAGTCGGCCTTTCCACCATTTTTCCGTCTGCATACGCATGATCGCCGGGGTAACTTCCTCCGGGTCAAACAGCCGGGACGTGACTTTGTCCCATAATGGCGGCGTCTGGCTCAGCTCGCGGGTGATGGTGGCGGCGGTCATGTAAACGCGGTGCGTGTATTTGTAATCTGACTCATCGCTGGCCTGCGCGTGTGCCTGTACCAGCTCGGCGAGGATGAAATTAGCTACATCTCCGGCCAGTAAATCGACGTCGGCGCGCGCCATATCCGGCAGACGGTTAAAACGGCGCATCAGCTCCCAAAGTGTGCCGCCCGCGCTTGCCGCGCCTGCCTGTTTAGTGGCATTGCCTGCCAGCAGGTTAAACGTGCCGTGACTCATTTCACCGAGGCGATATTGAGCGTTAACGGCTTCAACGCGTGGCAATGTGCGCTCAACGAAAGTTTTCGTTAAGTACGCATTGGCACGATCAATACCCTGTGTTTTTTCCAGCTCACTGACCCGGCGTTTAACGTCGATCTGAATCAGTGCCGGCTGCTTTTCGAGTAGTTCCTGCGCACGCACTAAAGCCGCAATCATCTGACTGCGGCTGTGCATTTCCTCATAGGTGGGGTAAGGGCTGGCGATAGCTTCCCGTGGAGCATTCCACGGGTAAGCGTATTCCTGAATCATTGAACCGCCTGCACTTCTGCAGACCAGTCAGCGCCTGCTGCCGGATCGAATACTGACAATACAGGAGCTGCGGCAGGCTGGCGCACTGCAATGATTTCCGATGCGCGCTTGCTTTTACCAGCGGCAACGCCAACTGAGCGGGCCACGCTGATGCTGGTGATATTGAAATCGCGAAGAATGCTGCGGGTGTAGAGGGTATCGCTGTTTGAAACCACAACCGGGCAACGCTCTGAGACGTTGAGCAACATGCTGACCAGATCGTGATGCTCATCCTTATTGAAACCAGCAGAGTGATAGTCCGAAAACGTGCCGTCATACGGTGGATCGCAGTACACCACATCACCAGCTTTAGTCAGGCGCAGCGTCTCGCGGAAGTCGGCGCAGATGAATGTCGCGCGCTGCGCTTTCTCTGCAAATGTCTCAATCTCAGTCAGCGGGAAATATGGCTCCGTGTAGTTACCAAACGGGATATTAAATTCGCCGCGCTTGTTGTAGCGGCAAAGACCGCGATAGCCATTTCGGTTCAGGTACAGGAAATAAGCGGCGCGCTCCAGTAAAGGCAGCGACGGATCATGATTAAATGCTTCACGCACAGCGTAATAACTTTCGCCGGTCGTGTTCTGATTAAAGAGGCTAGCCGCCACAATTATAAACGGGCGGGTGTGCTCTTTTATCTGGCGATAGAGGTTGATAAGGTCAGGGTTTATATCCGCAACCAGATAGGCCGGGTAATCGGTGTTCATCATTACTGCGCAGGAACCGGCGAAGGGCTCAACCAGGCGATCACCTTCTGGCAGGTGCGCCAGCAGCGCCGGCATAACGCGGGACTTGTTGCCCGCCCATTTCAGAATCGTGCTCATACCGCACCACCTTTTGAAGCTTTCGTACGCATTTCGGCCACGTCCTGACAGCTGACACAGCGAGTTACGCCACACACGGCGCGGCGGCGCTGTTCCGGGATTGGCGCATCGCAGTCTTCACAGAATGAAGCCGCTACGCTGACCGGACGGTTAACCACGCTGGCGATATTGCGTGCCAGCAGCTCATCGGCGCGTGCCTGCGCCATGTCAATTGAGTCGGCCATTAGTGAATCGCCTCCTGCGCTTCGCTCTGATAACGCTCAGCTTCCTGACGCAGTAACTCGGCAGCTTCAACACCGCTAAGCCCTTTTTGCTGAATGCGCATGGCAATCTCAGTTAAGCGGCGAGCCACCTGCAGACCGCGCTCGGCACGCTCTTCAGCGCGGGCAGTCGTGATGATTGCGGAAAGCTGCTCCACGTCGGCGTCAAATTTTCTTGTTTCGATATTTCTCATTTCACTTTCTCCAGAATTTAGGCAAAAGAATGCCCGGCGGGTTTACGCCTTTCGTTTTAGGAATTTAATTACTCAGGTAAAAAACAGTCAGCGGTTGAAAACTGACGAGGTAAAATGCTGCCCCATCGCGCCATCTTATTCATGGCGATAATAATCAACTCCCTGCGGTGCTCTTCGAAATACTGAAATGGCTTACCTATTTCTTCCGGCTTAAAGCTTTTCGGATTTTCACGATTTGCCAGCGTAAGCACACAGAATTTAAATTCGTCATTCTGATGGTTGAAATAACGCAATGCGGCGTTAGCGTTATTGTCGCGCATCTGACGCCACGTTTTACGAAATTCATCAAACGTCATTGGCTGAATCTTATCAACACGACCGCCCATCAAATGAATTTTGGAAAATCTGGCGGGTTCGTGTTGCTTTGGTACTTCCCATAAAACTCGCATATTAGCCACCGAAAACACGGCGCAGGCGTTGAGAATATCCGGCGCGTTTTGTTGTAATACTTTTCAGCAGCTCCTGCTGGTTTTTACACGGATGCCAGGGTCTGCCGTCCTCGCCCATAATCCAGCCGTTGCCGTAGGACATTGACGGACTCTGGCGCTTGAGGTGTGCCGCAAATGAAATCATCGTGCGCCCTCAGCTGATGCCAATCGAAGCACCCAGCCCGCTGATAGCGTCAACGGTTGAGGCTAAGGTCGGGTTAGAGTGAACGCGGGTCTGCACGGTCAGTGCGGCCAGCATCATGCAGCGAATACCGGTATTTGCGGCCTCCAGAATACTGCGGCGGCATGTTGCAGTTATCCGCTCCGGGTTTGCAGCGCTGGCGGCCATGCTTCCGACTTCAGCGGTAGCCTTCAGCACGTAGGCCGGAAACTTATCTTTTGCCAGCTCGTTTATCGGGACGCAGGGTAGGCAGTGCAGTTGAGCCAGCGCGCCGTCTATCAGCGTTGCGTCTTCGGTCAAATCGGTAAGCAACAGCAGTTCTGGAACAGTCAGCTGATGAACTTGATCCGGGTTTAGCTTGTTGCGCAGGGTCTGTGCTTTCATGCCTGCACGTTGCGCCAGCTCAGCCATGCTGTGTGTCAGAGCAAACTTGCGGCAGGCGTCGTCATAGTAGTTATGGGTGGAAGTCTTAAAATCAAACATGTGCGAATCTCCCTATTCACTTAATGTGAATTAGCCGCCAATAATGAGCTGAAAACGGGAATGGCCGAACGCTTTACGCAGCTGTTCTTCTTTCCAGCGAGCGTAATAAATGCGAATAGGCCCGCCAGCTCTTTTACATCCTTTACGGATAGAGCGAGCTTCAATTGGTAAGCGCGGGTTGTCGCCAGTTGTCCAACGATAAACAGTACGAAGGGACACGCCTTCCAGCTCAGCAAATTGCTCAGTTGTAACGATAGGGGCCGGAACTTTGAAGATTGCGATTTCAGAAGCCATATTGCATCATTCCTCTTTTGTATGTTTCTGCCATTGATTGCCAAAGTTTTGCCGACGATTGCCATCAATTGCCTAATTCATAGCGATACTAATGCTAATTTTAGTATCGCGCAACATAGGAATACCAATTTTAATGCTTAATTCTAATTTTAATAACGAAGCGTTACTAAATAGGATCTGTGAGGTTTACGGTTTCACTCAAAAAGTTCAGCTAGCTAACCACTTCCAAATCGCCGCCAGCTCTCTTCAAAACCGCTATACACGTGGCAATGTGTCTTACGACTTTGCCGTGCACTGCGCTTTAGAAACTGGTGCTGATCTTAAGTGGCTTATGACTGGTGAAGGGGCGGTGAATCCCACTGGAAGCGAACCAGATAAATCTGTGAGGCTGGAGTTATTTACATTAAGCGAGGGAAAACTAACTAAAGTTAGCAATCTAAGTATTGATCAGGGCTTATTTGGTAAGCCGCTTAAGAGCGCGGTCTGCGTCAGGAATGAAGGAAAAAGCTACATTGTTGAACAAGAGGCTTCTTTAGCTGATGGCCTCTGGATTGTAGATGTCGAAAGCTCAATCAGCCTTAGGGAGATAACCGTTCTGCCAGGAAGAAAAATTCATGTCGCAGGCGGAAAAATCACGTTTGAGTGCGGCATTGATGATATCAAGCCTTTTGGCCGCGTAATTGGCGTGTACAGCGAGGTGAACTAATGACCGTGCGCAAACTTTCTCAAGGTGGCTGGATAAGCGAGGTCTACCCTAACGGGCGAGATGGCAAGCGTATCCGCAAAAAGTTTGCGACTAAAGGTGAAGCATTAGCATTTGAACAGCATGCTACTCAACAGCCCTGGAATGAGGAACAAGCAGATCGGCGCACACTGAAAGACCTTATCACCTCTTGGTATAGCGCTCACGGCATCACCCTCAAAGATGGCGAAAAGAGAAAGCTTACAATGACTCATGCATTTGAGTGCATGGGCGAGCCGCTTGCAGTTGATTTTGATGCTCAAATGTTTTCACGCTACAGAGAGCGACGCCTCAAAGGTGACTTTGCTCGTTCAAATCGCGTTAAGGAAGTTTCTCCCCGCACGCTAAATTTAGAGCTGGCATACTTCCGTGCCGTATTTAATGAACTCGGCAGGCTCGGAGAGTGGACAGGTGAAAACCCTTTACGACACATTCGTCCCTTTCGAACTGAAGAAAGCGAAATGGCTTGGTTGACACATTCTCAGATTGAACACCTGCTATCTGAATGCCGCAACAGTGATCAGGCAGACTTAGAAACCGTTGTAAAAATTTGCCTTGCTACTGGCGCAAGATGGTCAGAAGCTGAAGAATTGAAAAGAAGCCAGGTAACAAAAAACAAAATTACATATATAAAAACCAAAGGTCGTAAGAACCGGACTGTCCCTATTACAGATGCAATTTATAAAATAATTCCTGAAAAAAAAACTGGTCGATTATTCGCTGATTGTTATGGCGCCTTTCGGTCAGCTCTTGAAAGAACAGAAATTGAGTTGCCAGCCGGGCAGCTTACGCATGTTTTACGCCATACGTTTGCAAGTCACTTTATGATGAACGGGGGAAACCTCTTGGTGTTACAACGAGTCTTGGGCCATACGGATATCAAAATGACTATGCGATATGCCCACTTTGCACCCGACCATTTAGAAGAAGCCGCAAAGCTAAACCCGCTAGCCAAAAGTGGCGACAAAATGGCGGCAGAGATGGTCAAGGTTGGCAAATGATTGGCAATCATTGGCAACCTATGTCATTGTTAAACAACGCAAGTTATTGTTTTTACGTTGGTATTCAACTTTCTCATAATCGCTTGGTCGCTGGTTCAAGCCCAGCAGGGGCCACCAAATTTTTGCTGTCAAATCAGCACATTAGAGCCACCTTTCAGGGTGGCTTTTTAGTTTATATCATCTTCATGTCCCCTTTTTGTCCCTCCAGTTTGAGCATGACTAAGACAGAGGGGGTGAGCTGCAGCAGTTTCGCGCCTTTCCAAGCTACAAAAATCCTTTTATAGGATTGGAGATTTTTTGCTGAGGGGGTTGGCATGGACTGCTTTAAATGTGAGTATCAATCGTGGGTTTGAAGCTCATTTTGATATCAGAGGTTGATAAAATGGACGTCCTTGAGAAAGGCAAATTGTTCCTTTTTGTGCTATTCATCATGCCCGGCTTTATTAGTATGAAAATTTATCAACTTTTTCAGCCAACTGCCGACAGAGATACATCTAAATTACTCATTGACGTTGTGTCATATAGTTGCATAAATTATGCATTTCTATTAGTTCCGATTTATTGGATTGAGAAGCAAAATTACTTTCAAAATGCCATTTTTTGGTACTATATTTTTTATCTTTTTGTTTTAATCATCATCCCAGCATTACTGCCCATCTTTTTATTGTATCTAAGGCGAAGTAACTACTTAAGAAAACATTTACCACATCCAACTGAACGCCCATGGGATTATTTCTTTTCCCAAGGTACAGTGTGCTGGGTTTTAATCACACTTAAAAGTGGTAAAAAATTTGGAGGTTTCTATGGTTCTAAATCGTTCGCTTCGAGTAGACCCGAACCGGAACAAATTTATTTAGAAAAGCATTGGGCATTAGATGTAGATGGTGATTTTGATCATGAACTGAAGGAAACTTTAGGTATCATAATCTTAGCGAATGACATTGAATCAATAGAGTTTATAGAACCTATCACCGCAAATGAGAGACAGTAAATGACAGATAATAAGCGCAACAATAATGATGGTTGGCAGCCTGCCGATAGAGGCTATCAGCCTCTTGAAAAGCCATACAATCCTAATCCACAGCATGGGCATCAGCCTCCGTCCCAGAACCAGCCCCCCCAACATATAGCCCCACCTTCCAAAAAAAGATGATACATCTTAGTTTGGTAATTAATGATACGTAGCCATTTTCGAAAGCTATCCATCATTAGCTTAATAGTTTGGCGGTTTATTTTTCTAATATGAATAATCCGCCTATCATGCCTCAATAAAATCCTAACCACTGATCATAATGACGATCCTTTGCTTCCCTTTTTTTCAGTCGCCGCCATTTCATGAACTCTCCACTAGCCCGCGCCACGCCCGCATTTTCAAGTATCATTAGCTTTGTTCAATGAGATGCATATGAGATCCATCAAGCAGCATAAAATTATAAAGACGATACATTTCAATAATTTGAATTTATCATGGGATCCATATGAGATCGCAAAAACTGAAAAGCACTGAAATTCTTCTCACTCCTTTCAGTTGGCGAACCCTGTCAGAAACCCAGCACCGGCGCGGTCTGGCCATGCCCTTTGTAAAAAAATAAAACTGAAAAATTTTTATGATGCAAAACCTGCAGGCGGGTGCGGTGTAGCGCGATTTTGGTGATGTTCTCGTTTTTATATGTGATCTAGCCGCTTGAAATTTTCCAAATGTGTAACATTATGGTCGTGACAATGCTTAACACCGTGAATTGTTAATTTTATGTTAAATCCCCTTGTTTTAACATTTACTTTAAGGATAAAGATATGCTTCTATCAACTATTACCTTTTATAAACTTGAAGAATTTGGCTTTTACAGAAAAAATAGAGAAAAGTATCCAAATCGTTTCTTCGGCGATGTAAATTCTGTATTTAGCGATTTTAGCACTTGGCTTGCTGCCCAAGAAAATCTTGGGAGTACATGTACATTTGAGGTGGATAAAGAAGAAGGCGGGCAAAATACATACTGTAAGGATTATTATAAGCCTGAGGATGGTAATGAATATGTGTTTATCTTGTGGAATGAAATGTCAAATGCTGAGAATAAAATCCTCGCAATGCCCAAGACGGCGAAAGTAGGTTCTAATGGTGTGAAAGAACCCAAAACTGCGGATGATGATATTATTGGCTTACCTTCATATTTCTGGTTTATACCAGAGATGGATATATTTGCAGTCGTCTACTTTAAACACAGCGTCTCAAATATAAAGGCAATGCAACAGTATATTAAAGACTACTGCCATGCACATAGCAGCTACATATCCCCAGATGAAAAAGGAACAACTTACTATAACGACGGAACGGCTGATAAGGCGAGATATAGGTTTAGGTTTAATCATAAAAAAATAGTCAATAAAGAAAAAAGAAGCAAGTTAGTTAACACCCCCGATAAAATTACGGAAATAGTTCGTAAAGTAGAAATCCCTAAAGTTATCACTGATCCGAGAAATAAGATCAGAAGAGCAATGAATGCTGTACAAATAGGTTTACGCAGGATGGTTCCTGATTTCCTTATGGAAGGAGATGAGCAACCTAAAGAGATTAATGATATTAACGAAGCCTTAAAGAATGCATCTAAGCAAATTATTGAGGTAAGAATACCATTCTCTGGTGATGTGGACACAATCAACTACATTCTTGAAAAATACGACGAAAACTTTGATGAGTCATCTACACAAAAATTAGGCTTTAGAATCAAAGGCGAATCAAATGTTGTATGGCTCAATGAATCAGTAATTAAAACTGAAGTTGAGTTGGATGTTGAAATTAGCGAGGACTCTCTACCAACGGCTGTTGATATTATGACCGCAATTAGCGCAAAACGTGATATAATATTGCAAGTGCTAAATGAATCTGAAGAAGTCAAAGACAAAATGGCGGTCTAATGAAAGCTCGTTATAAATGGTTATTAATGCTTGGGGGATATGCTTTAATTAGTTACTTCTTCCTTGCTGATTTGGCCTTGTCTGTCAAGGTCCCAATAAGTGACGTCATTAGTAATTTAATTGACCTATCGGCTATCTTTTTGGCGATAGTTGGAATGTGGGTTGCTTACAGCTATCCTGCAGCCATAACTAAAATAACTAATGACAATGATGATTTAAGTTTAATAACTTCTTATCATTCAGCCAAAAGACTTGAAGCACTGATTATGAATATATTAGTTGCATCAACAGTCCTAATTAGCTGCTTATTATTAAACTCATTCATTATACCCGTCATTAAAAGCAGTGTTTTCTATAAGGACCATATCGCATTGGTTAAGCAATTTGGTTATTGTGGCATATGGTTTTTATGCCTTGTGCAAATCATGATGATTATACAAATTATTCGCGCTAACCTGAGTTTTTTAGATGATCTAGATACTTTGATCATTAAATTGGCGTCGCAGCGAAAAAACAATCCACATCAAAAACCTTAACCAATACGGCCCTTCCATTAAAATTCTTTATAATTATTTAAAGGAAGGGCATTTTTTGTATTTTTTTGCTCTATGTACCAGGGTTAGCTAAATCATAAAACCTGCATCAATAGCGAATTTGTTAGGCTCAAGATTAACCAATTATATGTGAGTATTTTTTTGCCAGTTCAAGAGCTTTAACACCACTTTGCGCTAGTGCTGCACTATTCGTGGGCTGGCCCGTTGACGGGTGCATATGGCTGGCCAGCTGGTCAGCCAGCTGCTGCACAAGCGCCACGGTATCGAGCATCAGCTGGGCAACGTTAATCTTCTCTGAACCAATCCACACCACCGGCGCGATAATTTCCTGAGGCGCCCCGGCAATACTCTGGCGCAGCTGGCCAATTTTTTCAGTCAGTGCCTGACCAATATTTATCGTCACGCTGACGGTGACGTCCGTTTCCGCATTGCCGCCCACTGTAATCAGCTGGCTCTGCTGCGTGGCCATGCTGTAATTGCCTGTCGTCACGTGCTGAATTGCTCCGGCCATCAGTGACACCGTTCCGATTACAGTGGTCCTGTCCGTGACTTTGACTGTCGTTTCCCTGCCGACCAGATGACGCTTTTCCGTATCGGCTTTAACTTCCCTGCTCATGGATATTTCACGGATAGCCTGATCGGTCTGGAGCTCCCTGTATCCGCCCCTGCCGCTGAAGGTGAGTATGTCGGTTAACAGTACTGTGCGATTTAGCGGAAAGGTGGCCGCGTCGTCGCCGCCGCCGCCGGTACAGATCAGCACGACAATCGCGGTGCTAACGGTGGTGATGGTTCGCGTGCCTTCGTTGATTTCCTCAACGCGCATGCCGTGGTGATAATCCTGTGACATGTGGCGGTTCTCCTGTGAAGGGGTTCCGCTGTGGTCAGATCTTAGGGAAGAGAAATCATGCTGTTGTCACTGTGTGGCAGCTGACACAACGGGCAAACCTGCTGCCCACTGACAGTGACTAAAAGAGCCAGCGACCGGCAACAGCTGACTCAATAAACATGCGTATAGTCAGGGGGGCTTTACCCTGCTTTACTGGCGCGCGCGTGAAAAAAGAACGGGTTTTCCAGGGGAAATAAGTGGCGAGCGTAAAACCTGCTGGCTGTACGTTAAAATCACGAAAAAATTTCTCCGATACCTCTGCAATATCTTCTGCTTCAAAAAGTTCCTGCAAAACATCATCGTCACCGATTTCAATCTTTTTTAAAAGAAGCGTGGTTACCAGCGGCAGTTCGCGCAGGATATATTTGCGCACCAGGTCAGGAGTAGTCGTCATATCATTCACCAGATTTTATCCTCCGGCCTCACAATCATGTTATAGCGATGTACGGTGCGAAAACTGATTTGCGCAACATCATTTGCCAGGATAATCCACCCTACAACCGGCACGGCCCTGCCCACAAAGGCTCCCAGATTATTCATCCAGAAAATTTTCAGCCCGCGCAGACTGAAGGATTTTAAGGTCAGAGTCGGAAGAATGCGCCGCCGGAATTTATAGGACATATGCCTACGGAAAAAGAGTGACACAACCGACGTGCCTGGCGTTGACGTGAGCGGTTTCCCCGGCACGTCAATATTATTGTTACCGAGAATGATATTTGCAATGGCTACAATATCCTGCACGCCCAACTGTTTCTGGGTTTCATCAAGCTTACATTTTAGTAAAGCCACTCCCCCGCCTCAGCGGAATCAATCAGCATCTGAACAGTTAAAGGCTCAGGTTGATGATGATCGGTGCGCAGATATTTTGGCAAAATAGCGTTCGGCAAAAAAGGGATTCCTGTAGCCGGGAAATAGAGACGAAAATCAAATCGCTTCATATCAACACTAAATAGTTCAGCATATTCTTCAAAAAAATCAAAAGCCTCTTCAGGCAAAACGCAATTTTTACCTGTACTCAGGGATGCATCAGCTGGCATTTCCCAAAAGTATTTCTTTATCAGACGATGAACATCTTCAACTTTACTCATAACCAGCCTTATCCTTTTTCACCTGTAATCAGCTTATAGCGATGAACAACATTGCGGGTAATAATCGAAAGATCATATGCAGTTAACACAGCGCCAATCCAGGGCACCCAACGTCCAACATATGCCCCGACACTTGTTGTATATTCCCATTCACCGCGCAGCAAGCTTTTCCATGTAATAGTACGACTTTTTTTCTGAAAACGCTGGCGAATAAGCATTCGGCTTGCGAGAGAAAGCGGTCTGGTTCCACGTGTATTTTTTTGAGGATCCAACTTACTATAGTCTCAGCTTCCCCGATCAAGCTTCTGCAGAGGATAATTTTATGTTTAACGCCTGTACGGTTTATACATACTTTCTCCATTACGTAAGCGATGCTTTTAACCGAAGCAGTAATAATCTACGTAGCCCATGCATAATTCGTTAATAAAAATCTAACTAATGATATGCATCACTCTGACTTTGTTAGTCAGCTTTATAGTTTTATTGCTTTTTTTACAACCATAAAGAAGGCCATAATCTGTGTCACGGCCTTGTTGTTTGATAGCTTAATTACGGATAAAAACACATACCGATCATGCTTCTCCTTTTAGCTTATCCAGCAGGTAAGCAACTAAGTAGGCCAGCATGAAGAACCCGAAGAAACCAATAATTTTCCATAGCCAGCCATCAAGTAAAAACAAAGAGAAAAATGCGGCAAATGAGCAAATACCCGTAGAAATGGCTTCAACAACATTTGTGGTTTGTATACCAATGAACTTAACGAATTTTAGAAGAAATGATTTTGCAGAGTTCATTTTGTATCCTTTCACAAATTAATCTATGGCTGTTGATATAAATCAGATAGGGTTCGAGTGGCCTCTCTACGAGGAAATAGACCATATCCAGATTCATTCGTGAAACCTTTGAATAGGTCATTGGAAATCTATTTTGCATCCGTCTTGATGCGACTGAAGCCTCTTCAATCAATCCTTGCACCATGAGAATGTTCAACGAAAGCGATGAACCAACTCTGACAAACCGCTTAAAGGCCTCAACTGTCACGATACGAGTTAGTATTCTTTTAGCAATAAATTGGGCCAAGAAAAATTGTGAACCAATCCTTCCCCCCATTCTGCCAGCACCATAGCCCAGTTTACTATCGATAGCTTGTTTGCTTTCATTATCGAGCTTTGCATAGAAATCGTTAATCACAATAGTAATCAGTTGCCGGATGGGTTCATGTCTGTCTGCAGTGGCTTTGATTAATCGCATAAACCGTTCAGTTTCCCTTTGATTTCGGTTCTTCAGATCGCTCCCGGCAAGACCGCTTCCCTCCCATGTTCTTACAACTCCCTGATACATGCCTGAAGGGATAGATGACATACCCTCCACGATTCCATAGGCAATTTGCTTTGCATCCAT